ATCATTTTGAACAAAGAGTTATTGTAAAATTTAATTAATCTTATATATTCCCAAATACTATGAGGTTGCGTATATGTAGAGAAGTAGGCATTTGATGCACTTACTAATGGTTGGTAAGACTGTGAGTATTGATACCCTGGAGCTCCTATTAATTGATCAATACTAAAGTATCCTTGTGAAGCAGTTATGTTTGTATTAATTGTATCTGCTGGTGAAAAACCAACTTCTATATTAGTTGTATTAAGCCTATTGTTATTTTGATAATATTGTATACTGGTATATGGAGACAATAAAGAAGATGATAAAGTCAAACTTCCTGTTACGTTTCCGTTAGAACCAGTAACAATTGCTAATTTATATTCTGATGAGTCGAGATCAAAAATGCCATCTACTGAATTTATAGGCGTTCCTCCAAATTCTCTTACTGTTAATATAGTATCTGGTATGCCAAAAGTACTGATCAAAGCTTTAACTCCTCTTTCTGTACCTTTTGTTTTAAGTAAGTAAGGAAGGTTGTGATATAACCTCTTATAAATTTCTTGTTGTATATTCTTTGCAGAAAGAGTTTCTAAACTTGAAGTAACATAATTAGTTATTATTTCAGATCCTGTAGGTGGCAAAAGACTGCCGTCAGGATTGATTCCAAACAACGTATAATAGAGGTTATCTGATACGTTTGAGTTTGTATATAACTGAACACCAAAGCCGCGTAATGCGTCTGAAACCACGTCTAATGAAATACCTGTATCAGGATTATTTGTCGCATTAAACCTATTAGAAAGATCTTTATAGTATAACCAAATATTATCAAAGTGCTGTCCTATCATATCCAAGAAAGTAACATAAGGTTGATTACTTGGATCATCTAGTAAGTATTGTGGTACAGAATTATGTAATAAGTCTTTATTAGTCGTATCGTAATAAGACGCACTAAATAATAATGATTGTGTTGTAACAGTCGGAATAGTATCTACGCTTCCTAAAAAGTTAGATGCTTGAGAAGAAGTTACTGAATATAGAACATAAGGTTGTGTAGAAGTTCTTTTTGGCCAAGCCCAACTTGAAGAATCAAAATATAAAAAATATTCATACGGATCAAACTTCTCTATAATATTATTTATATAAGTTTGAGCTGCTGTAACGGTATCATTTATTATAGTAGAATTAGAAGTACCTCCAACAATATTTTTCTGCTCAGTTATTTCTATGCTCTTAGACTCTATTAATTGTAATTTATATACAAAGTTATTAACTCTTTCTACAGCACTAGAAAAATGTATAAAATTACTAAAACTACTATAGTCTACATTAATTGCTACTGATCTATCTTGATAATAGCTCAAAAGCTTTTGATAAGAAGAACTTACATTGCTAGCTAATAAGTTATTGTAATTATAATATGGAGTTGTTTTTCCGTTTTTATCATTTACTCTTACACTAAAATTAGGTCCCCTAAGCCTATTTACCTGATCTATATTTTCTGCATCAATTTGTATATTTACATTAAAACTAACAGACTCGGCTACTTTATCTATTATCCAAAGTTGACTTTTAATATCAAACTCAGCAGGTAAAGCTTCATATAATTTGATAACTAAATAAGATCCTTCATCATCTTGTGTAAATGCAACATTATTTGCTACTACTAATTGATTATTACCAAAGTTAAGATAAAATACAGGATAGTAGTTTTTAGTACTTATATATCCTTGATATTGATTAAAACCATTTCTTATATCAAGATCACTAATTGTCTGAGAAGATAATTTTATTTCTGTTCTTGAAGTAGATATTTCTTTAATCCAATAAAATCTTCCAAACTGAGAATTAAATAATCTCTTATAAAAGTTGTACTGTACGTTTAAATTACCTCTATTAAATCCTCTATTTTTTACATCTGTTTCAGGATCTAAAGTTAGACTTGAGTATGTATTATTTTTAGGATTAGAAGTTAAATATGGATAATAATCAAATGCATCATAATCAACGGTTAGTAAATTATCGTTCTCATCATAAATGTATAATTCTAAATAATCATTAGCTTCTCCAAATTGACTATTTATAAAATTAGAAGTAACTAACGGTCTATCAATTACATTTAAATCTTGTGGTTGTACACCTTCACCTGCGTATGTTATATTTACTAACTCCATTATATTATATCGTTAATACTTGTAAACGATTGATTCAAATCTAACAATTGTTGACGAAGAGAATTTATTTCTTCTATGAGTGCTTGCTTCTCTGCATCTATAACTGAACCTCCTATATATTGTTGACTTCTTTCAACAAGATATGTATGTGAGTTTATTGTTCCATCTACTGGGATATTAAAAAATAATTGATCATAATATTCAAAAAATTGATCAACTGTACCAACATTTTCAGTAGTAGGAACAGTAGGTGTTATTAGTTCTGAAAAGGTGGTGTTAACCGCCTTTGAGTACGTATTAATTCCATAAATCTCTTTAACCAAATCTACATTTGCCATTATCTAACTATTTTAAATATTAGATCGTTATCAACTTCGTAAGATTCTCCAGTCGGAAGATCTGTTTTAATTAATATCTTATAATATCTTTCAGGTTCTAGACCATTCATGAATAAATCAAAATAGCTATTAGTACCATCACAACTAATCTTTGTATAGCTAGTATCAAAATCTATAACTATATCTGCTGTTTTAGCATCTTGTAAAGCCCAATATGAAGTTTGAGGTAGCGCCTTATTAGTAGTATACCAAGAAGATGTTGTAAAGGTTCTTGCTGGGTATTTATCTCTGGCATTTATTTTAAATCTATACTTACCTGTTCCATATTTATATGTCTCTAAATTATTACCTAAAGTTATTACAGAATCGGAATTAGATATAACACTAAGACTTCCTGTTGCATATGAACTATCATCCCATTTTATTTCTAATGTTGGTGGATATATAGTATGAGTATCTACAGAGAAGAAGCTAAGTCCTATATAGCTACCTGAGTTTTGTTCAATAGCATCTGGATGTTTAGTTAGCAATCCATAATTTGGTCTAGAACCACTGAACCAGGTGTCAACTATACTAGTAACATCTACATTTACATCTTTATTATCTTTATATCCAAATGATTGTGTTACATACAAGTTAGTCCAAGATCCACCACCATCAGTCAAATAGTATGATCCATTTCCCCAGTTACTAGAGCTTTGATAATAAGATTGGCTATTATACCATCATACACCGTTTCTAGTCTCAGGAGAATCAGCTAATTTGCCTGTGCCCATTTCCCAAGATTGAGAAACTTGCCTGATCTCTAAAGAGTACAGGGTATTTAAATTTTCTGCTGTAGCTAAATATAATCTAAAGAAAGTCTTCCAAGATCCTGTTGCATACGTCTTTAGTGTAGCTATGTCAGAATCTGAAAAGATAACTAAAGATCTTCTTAAATCATCAGAAAGAATAGGACTAGTAGGAACTGGGTCTACAAAATTATTTAAAGGTACGTCATTATTTTTTACAGATACTTCTAATATCTCATCAAGTCCAGCATTCAATGCAGGATTTGCAGAATATATTGATGCATCAGCAGAAGGAAATATTTTATATACAGCCATTACTCATAGTTTTATATTGTTACTACACGACCTTGAATATCAGTATTAGGATATTTCAATTCAAATATTGAAGGATCCAATGAAGGATAAATAACACCATTCAATGTCCCAGCTTGAATATCATAAGAATATTGAGAGTATCCGTCGATTATCCCAGACTTATTTACTATTCTAATATCTTTAACTGTTTGAACACCCTCTACAGTATCTAATAAAGAATATATATCTCCTAATAATATTGGTTGATTAATTTGCCAATTTCCAATATTAAAAAATGACTGTAAAGCTAATATACATCTAGCAATAACGTCTTGACTTGTATAGTTAGGACGTATAACTATATCAAAATTACATCCTATATTAATTATATAAGCAGGTTTAATATTAACAGCATCTGTCATCATTCTATATTCTGACAAATATGTTTGTACGTTTTGTAAAAGAGCTGGTGAAGGATCAGCTAACTGGTTAGAGCTATTTAATCCTAATACATATAAACTTACTAAGACTTGATCTCTTTGACTCACATCACTCATGTAATTATTAAAAGTGGCATCATCTTTAGTAACATAAGCCTTACTTACTTTACCGTATTGAGAAGGCATACTTAATGTCCTGGCAAGATAGTCTTCTTGAGTAACAGCTCTTAACTGAGTTGGAAACTCATTAGCAATATTAAATCTCAATTCTTCTAAAGTATCACCATCTCCTCCACCTGATGCAGGATCAGGATTATTTACTACTATTGTATTTTGATATGTAGTATTTCCTGACACTGTATATGACAATAATTGTGTCAATTGATTTGATAATACATTAGAAGATGCCCCACCACCAACTAAATATTGGAATGTAATAGTTGTATTTTTTGGAGCTAAACCATAAGTTTGCGTAGTTACAAAATTAGTTGGATCAAATGAGCTAGATAATGTACTAAGACCACCTCCTGTTAAACCCACGCTTACCGCATTAGGATTAGGTATAATTGTTGAATCAGCTGCGCTATTTATCCCAGAACCAAATTCTATTTCTAATGATCCATCCGTTCTAAACCTAGAAGTAAACCTTCTAGGAACTTGAAGCTTTTGAATCATGTAAGGAACTTGATTAGCATACTGATATAAACTAGGATAGTTAGCAGCTGTATTTTGAACAGGTTTTAGTATATAATCTTGAGCAAGATAAGGTACTTCATACCATGTATTACCTGAAGAATCTTTTGCCTCTAATATTGTTATTATAGAAGAGTCTTGTATATTAACGGTCGTAAATCTTTGAGGAGCAGCAAATGTGAATGATGTAGTCTTAACTTGTCCAGATATAGCTTGTACAGATTTTTTAAACAAATAAGAAGTAGGAACATTACTACCATTTACAGTATACACTTCTATAGTTGTAGGATCATAGGAAGACGATGTAGAAAAGTCTACTTTTTGAGGAACATAGAATAGTACAGAACTATTTACATTTGATTTAACCTGCATTCCTTGTCCAATAGTCATAGCATAACTAAAATCAGGAAGAGTATTAGGACCAACTGTAATTGAAGGAACTTGTTGATACACATCTAAATTAACGATAGCAGCAGAAGTAACTTTAGGTCTATAACCTAACATATAGGCTAAAGTGTATAAGTTATTTTTTTGCTTAGCGTATTGTAAAAAAGTTTCTTGAAGTTGATTATCAAGATAAAAAGAAAGGACATCTCCAACGTAAGAAGCCATTTCAATGAACATACTACCAGGACTTGGTTGAGTAAAGTCATTATAGACAGTTGGATAATATGCTTTAGCATACTCTATCAAGTCTGTTTTGAAGGAGCTAAAGTCTTTGTTTAAATATTTAATATCAACTTGGTTAGGCATTTTTACATATTTTGTATTGTCAATATGACACTATCGTTTTCGTTTGATCTTAAAAGCCTGTAACTAAATTTTATGTTTATAGAATTATAATCTGGATTACCAATTATTTCTAATGTTGTTATTTCTATTTGAGGAAAGTAGGCTTCCAATTGAGTTCTGATAGATTGTTTCATATTCTCAAAAGTGTCCTGGTTAATTTGCTCGAATAGTCTAGCTCTAAGACCTGCTCCAAAAGTTGGATTGAAAGGCCTTTCTCTAGGATCTGTTAAGAGGTAGTTTATAATATTGTACTTAATCTGGTCTTTAGTTGTATATACAGAATCAAAGACTGCTTCTGCATCAAAAGGGATTTTAACTCCAATTGCTGTTGAAGGTTTTAAATCTAATGGTGATATTTTCTTTAATCCGTATGCCATTAAATTTGTCCTTGTTCTTTAAGTTTAGCCATAAGACCAGAAAAGTCAGGAACCTCATTAATCTGGACAGCATCCAAATTAGAACTAGGCCTAGCAGTTCCAAGCATACCTTCTACACTACCAACTTTTACTTCTTTAGGCTGAAAAGCAAGTCCTGGATGAACATCTCCTGAAGTCATATTAAAGTCTTCATTTAGCATGCTTTTGGCAGTATCATTTAAAAAGGCAGCCATTGGATTGTTTCCAGCGAACTTAATAGGTTTTGGTGCAGAAGTATTTAATGTGCCTGGGATTTTTGATTTAACCTGTTCTTGAAGGCTTTTCTTTTGGTCTACCATAACAGGAGATTTAACTTCCTTCAATATTTTTGGAAGTTCTTCCTTAAGAACAGCCCTAAGCTCTTCTCTTATTAATTTTCTAAGTGCATCTATTTGTGCCATATCTTATAAATATTATTTTTAGCCATTTTTAAGTTGTTTAATTTGACTGTCTATATCCTTTATTTTCTTTATTGTACTAGCTAAAAGTATAGGATTAGTTGCTGATGATATTAAACTAGTCTGTAATTTTTGTTTTTCTTTTTCTAAAC